GCCGGAAGAGCGGTGGCGGTTCGTGCAGTTTGGCACTGACGTGATCGCAGTCGGCGGCATTGGTGTGCCGCCACAGCGCTACACGCTCGGCACCAGCAGCCTCTTCGCCGATCTGGCTGGCTCACCGCCGGACGCTGACTTCATTGCGGTGGTGCGCGATTTCGTGTGGCTGGGCAACGTAGAGGATGGGTCGGGCAACCGCCTGCCGTACCGCGTGCAGTGGTCGGGCTTCAACGACATCACAAGCTGGACCGCTGGCACCGAGCAGTCCGACTTTCAAGACATACCGGACGCTGGCAACATTACCGGGATGGTCGGCGGTGAATACTGCACGATCCTGATGGAGCGCGCGATTGTCCGCGCCACCTACTCCGGCCCGCCGCTGATCTTCCAGTTTGACAAGGTCGAGACGGCGCGCGGCTGTCAGGTGCCGGGGTCGATCTGCAACATCGGCCACACTGTCTTCTATCTGAGCGATGACGGCTTCTATGCGTTTGACGGCCAGCGGTCTCAGAACATCGGGGCCGAGAAGGTGGACAAGTTCTTCTTCGACGACTTCAATATCGCGCACAAGGACCGGATGACATCAAGCGTCGACCCGCAGAACCAGATCGCGGTCTGGTCCTATGTGTCAAACTCCAGCATCGACGCCAAGCCCGACAAGCTGCTGATCTACAACTACGCAATCGGGCGCTGGTCTACCGCTAACGTGCAGGCCGGTCTGATTGCGCCGATGTTTACGCCAGCCTACACGCTGGAGCAGCTAGACACGATCAACACCAGCATCGACGCGCTGCCTGCGTCGCTTGACAGTGCGCTGTACAAGGGCGGGCAGTTCCTTTTCGGCGGTGCCGTCGGCAACAAAATTCACACCTTCACCGGCGACCCGCTCGCCGCAACCATTGAGACGGCTGAGGCAGGGCTGGCGACTGGCAAGTTCAATATGATCACGCGCGTCTATCCGTATCACGAGGGCGGCAGCGTCACGATGCAGATCGGCACACGCGGCCTGCACTCCGACACAACAACATTCACGACGGCGCAGTCACCAAACACTGACGGCTTCGCGCCGTTCAGGGCGCAGGGGCGGTATCACCGCGCGCGCATGAACCTGAGCGGGCAGTGGTCATTCGCGCAGGGTATGGACGTCGAGGCAAGGCAGGTGGGCAGGCGATGACAACGCGCGTCAGTAACTTCCGCATCCTCAATCCGATCCTTGCCACAACGCGAGAGATTGCCGAACTGCTTAACCGCACAATCAATGGCGGGCTGAATAGTTGGGATTATGTGACGCTTGCGTCAAGTTCAACAGAAACAACAAAGACAGACCCGCGCTTCTCAAAAGAAAGCGTGGTGTTTTTTACGGCGATTAATGGGTCGCCGGAGCATCATCAGCCGTTTATCAAATCGACCTCCACTGATGGGACGATGAAGATTGGACACAAGAACCACGGCCACACACAGGAGTTCGCCTACCTTATTGTCGGGTGAATACAGGATGAGTGAACACTGGCAGCGCTGCAAGCGCTACATCGAGGACGCGCTGGAGTATGCTGGCGGGTCGCACACGATAGACGACGTGGCCGTCGCTATAGCCGAGGGGAAAGCCCAGTTCTTTCCTCTGTCAAGGTCTGCTATAGTGACTGAGATAGTCGACTACCCGCAGAAGGCGATGTGCCGGATTTGGCTTGCGGGCGGCGACTTAGACGAATTAATGCAAGCGGAGGTTGCACTCAGTGCGTGGGCCAAGACGCAAGGGTGCGACGGGATGGAGATCATCGGGCGTAGGGGTTGGTCTCGCACATTAAAAGATTACCGCGAGAGCGCGGTGGTACTGATGAAGGATTTTAGTGATGAGTAAAGGCGGCAGCACGACAAGGACGGTGACTAGCCAGACCGGAGCGCCGGAGTACGCGCAGCCGTTTCTGGAGTTTGGCCTCTCTGAGGCGAAAGAACTTTACGGTCAGCCGCAGCAGTTCTACCCCGGCGCGACAACGGTTGGCTTTTCGCCAGAGAGCGAGATGGCACTGGGCGGCTTGCGCCAGCAGGCAATCACCGGCTCGCCCTTTATCGGCGCGGTTCAGGACGTAGTGATGCAGAACCTGACCGGCACAAACCCGCTGATGGCGGCGGCGTTCAGGCCAGCCATTGAGGCGGTGCAGGCCGAGGCATCAAAGGCCGGGCGCTACGGCTCAGGCTACCAGCAGGCGGCGCTGACCCAAGCACTTGCGCCGATGGCGTATCAGGCGCAGCAAACCGCAATCGCACAGGCACCCGGCGCACGCCAGTTTGGTCAGGCTGACCTTCAGACGCTGGCGCAGGTCGGCGCGGCACGCGAGGCGCAGGATCAGGCAGAACTTGCGTCCAATATGCAGCGCTTCCAGTTCGAGCAGGAGGCACCGCGCGCGGCTCTCGCAGATTATATGGCAACGGTGGCGGGCGGTACTGTCGGCGGCCAGACAATGCAGCCGGTATATCGCCAGCCTGCGCTTTCGGCGCTTTCTGGTGCAATGGGCGGCGCGCAGCTTGGCTCAATGCTCGCCGGACCGGGCGGTGCGGTTAACCCGGCCTTCGCAATCGGCGGCGGCCTTCTTGGTCTGGCGTAGGGGTAAGATATGGCAAACAGAATGACACGGCCTGTGCAGCTTGGGTTTATGTCCCCGCAGCGAGCGAACCAACTGCTGCTTCAGGGCTTCCCGCAGCCAACCGCCACGGCGCGGCGCACAGACCAATACTACGCGCCCGGCGGTGTTGTGCCGCCAATGTCCCTTTCGCCAGCACAGCAGTCCGCCGCAAGGGCGCAAGCGAACGCGGCGCTAAGGCCGATCATGCCACTTGAGGCATCGGCTATGCGCCGGGACGAACTACGCACTCCGCCCGGCCCTATGCAGCGCATTGGCCAAGCCTTCCGTCAGCCACTGACATCACCAACAGGCCAAGGTCTGGCGGCGGCAGCGCTGACCGGACTTGACTACGCTGGCCCTCAGCTTCAGCCCACCTCAATAGGTCAGGGGCTGGCGCGTATGGGCGCGGCTGGCTTAAAGGCGTTTACGCAGGCCGAGCAGGCGCGTGTGACGAGAGAAGCCGCCGCTGAAAAAGCACGAAAAGATGAAGAGTACCGGCAGCAAATGCTTGCACTAAAGAGGGATGAGATTAGCGGTGCGATTACAGCGGCTGAAATAAAAGCCTCTGCCGAAGCTGGCTCAAAGCGAGTGGACAGGGAGATGGCAAAGGCCAAAGATTTTCGCACTGCCTCAAAAGGGTTCGACGCGGCAAACGCTAATTATGGCCGCGTGCTGGCAAACGCGACAACGCCGAACCCATCGGGTTCGACGGACATTGCAATGATCTTTAACTTTATGAAGATGCTTGACCCGACTTCTGTTGTACGAGGCTCTGAATATGAGGCCGCCGCTGGCGCGGGGTCTTTGCTCAGGGGGCTTGGCGTTCAGTATAACAGGCTATTTAAGGGCGAAGATGAAAAGCTGCCTCCAGAAGTTAGGCAAGCGTTCTTGCAAACTGCAACCGAAAACTTTCAGCCTTATGTTGACGCTCAAGAGTTAATTGAAAGCGATTTTTCTAAAGAGGCTGAACTTCAGGGGCTTAGGACAGACAGGGTTATTACCCTATCACGCATCCCCGAAAAGGGGTCGGAAGATTACCCGCATGTCGCCTACACACAGGAAGAGGCCAACAGATATCCGGTGGGTTCGTTTGTGATGCTAAACGGCGTCATTGGAAAGATTAAATAGGAGCGCCCTATGGGATGGGAAGCAGTATCACCAACAAAGACTTCGCCAACAGCGGGGGAGATGACCGAAGGTGTGTTAGCGTCTGCCGGAAGGGGCGCTATAAATCAGGTCACAAGCCGCTTAAACGCTGACTTTGCTTCAGGCATCGGACGTTCTATTCTTCAAGGCATGACCTTTGGGTTTGGGGATGAGATTGAGGCGGGGCTTAGGTCTCTCGGCGGTGAAGAATATTCCATTATTCGAGACAAGATCAGGGCGGATATGGATGAGTTCAGAGACGAGGAGACCGCCTTTGCATACGGCACAGAAATAGCCTCAGCGCTTCTGACGCCCGGTGGGTTTATAAAAGTCCTTTCTATGGCTCCAAAGGCGGCGAAGGTCGCTGCCTCGCTTCTCCCATCCGCCGCAAAGGGCCGCCTCGCTCAAGCCACCTTTGGCGGCGCGGCGTATGGCGCGGGGACAGCCCCGGAAATGGAAGCTGTCCCAGCGGGCGCGATTGCTGGCGGTGTGATTGGTGCTGGCGGGCAAAAATTAGGCGAGCCAATATCGCGTGCAACCTCTGCGCTTGGGCGAGAACTTAGCAGCAGGCTGGGGATTTCAAAGCTAACGCCCGGACAGTTAGCTGGCGGCTATCTTAATAAGATGGAGCAGGCAATGACCAGCGTCCCGTTTATGGGCGGCGGGGTTGAAAAGGCTCGGCGCGCAAGCGTGGAGGCGTTCCCAGCGATGTTGTACAATAGGGCGCTAAGACCTCTGGGCAAGTCAGTCCCGAAAGACCTAGACGCTCGCCAAGCGTTTAACAGAACAAAGTCTATCATTACCCAAGAGTATGACGAGGTGCTTGAGGGCATTGACGTTCCCTTCGGAGATGAGGCGCTTGACGCGCTTGATGCTGTTGTGTCTCGCGCTAAAGAAAACTTGGGAGAGGTGGGGAAGGATCAGGCAAAGGATTTTGAAAATCTTGTCCTTAACCGCGTTATATCCGCTGCGGGAGACAACAATGATGTCTTGAGCGGCACGCAGCTAAAGAAAATATCAAGCGAGATCAGAAAAAAAATGTCTGATGCGATCAAGAAAAATGATTTTGATCTTGCTGATGCTTATTCTGATATGGACGCATCTCTTCTTAGCTTGTTTGCTGATCAAGCCCCGTCAATGGCGACGCGCCTTAAAAAACTTGACCGAGCCTATTCAAACTATGTGCCGCTTAGGCGCGCGGCGGCGATGGCTGACGAAAGCGCCTTTAGCCCAGCACAGGCATTATCAGCAGTTCGCGCCGCGGAAAAGAAACTTGGGGCTACCGGAGAAGGCGCTCTTGCCGCAGGTGAAGGGCGCATGCAGCCCCTAATGGAAATCTCCAAAAAGGTTTTGGGGGCGTCTTTGCCAGATAGCGGCACCGCTATGCGGAGCGGAGTTTTAGGCACCGTAGGCGGCCTTACTGGTATCGGCGTTGGCACTGGCTATGTAAGCCCTGAGCAAGCCGCTATGATAGCCGCGTCTGGGCTTGCTGGGAGAGGCCTATACACGAAGCCCGGCATGCTTCTCTTGGGCCGCCCATCGGTCCGCCTCACCAAAGCTGCTGCGCGCTCCCCGGCTACCGCTGGGCTTCTTGCAGAACAAGCCGCTCCGGGCGCTCAAGAAATGCTACTCGGCCCCATAGTGCCATAGCCCGCGAGCCGTGATAAACTGCACGCACGATAACGAAGGAACAACCTGATGGCCAAAAACTCGATCCGCGATTACGACGCAACGTCCGGCAACAACACGGACGTGCAGTCGGTTGACATATCCGAAGGCTGCGCCGCGAGCGGGATCAATAACGCGCTGCGGGAAATTATGACTGACCTGAAGAACGTCAGCACCGGCGCGGTGGCGCTTGAGACGCCTGCGGCAGATCAGCTTAACGTCGACAACCTACGCATCGACGGCAACACTATCAGCAGCACAGATACGAATGGCAACATCACGCTCGACCCGAATGGCACTGGTGCAATTGAACTTTATCAAAATAATACAAAACGCATAGAAACTAGCAGCACAGGCGTGGATGTCACTGGACTTGTAAAAACATCTAACGCTTATCAAGTCTGGCTTGGTGCTAATGTTCTTGGAAGCAATGGTGGTCTAACATCAATCGGCTCAAACCCTATAGTTATAGGAACTGACGGCTCTGAACGCCTCAGGGTGGACTCGTCGGGCAACGTGCATGTCGGAAAAACGACCACTGGCATATCTACTGCTGGCCTATCTTTGCGTGGTGATGCTGATGTGGCGCAGTTTACGAGGGACGGCGGTGAACCGATTGAGTTAAACCGCCTGACCAGTGATGGCCCTTTAATTATTTTTTACAAAGACAGCACCCAAGTGGGGAATATTGGGTCATCATCAACCAGCGGAAAAGTTTTTATCACCGGCGGCAACGTAGGGATTACCTTCACAAGTAATGGTCGAGGCCACCCAACAAACAGTTCTGGTGTCGGCCTTGATAATTCGATGGATTGGGGGCAAGCAGAATTTAGGTTCGATGATATCTTCGCCACCAACGGCACAATCCAAACATCCGACCAAAACGAAAAGCAGGACATTGCCAGCCTGACTACCGCCGAAATGACAGCGGCAAAGGCTATTAGCAAGCTGTTCAAGACCTTCAAGTGGAAAGACAAGGTTGCAGCTAAAGGCGATGCAGCCCGTACACACTCCGGCGTTATTGCACAAGAGGTGCAGACCGCAATGACCGACGCTGGCCTAGACGCAAGCAAGTATGCGTTTTGGTGCAGCGACACTTGGTGGGAAGCTGATGGCGACACATACCATACAGCAGAAGAAGCACCAGAAGGCGCAACGCAGCGCACCCGTCTTGGAGTGCGCTACCCTGAACTGCTGGCGTTTGTCGGCGCAGCTACTGAGCAGCGGCTTGGTGATATTGAAACACGACTGACCGCACTGGAGAACGCATAATGTCGAAAGATAAAATCGCCGACTACGACGGCACCACCGCCGGGAACAACACCGACATCGGCGGCATCTCCATTGCCGAAGGCATGCTTCCCAGCGCCGTCAATAACTCAATGCGAGAATTGACCAAGCAGCTTGGCGCTTTTGCGGACGGG